TATGTATATTGAATCTGTATTAAATAATAATACAGATAAAACTAGTTTATTTTGTACTTATAATCAAGATTTATTATTAGATAATGATTATCTTTCAGATTTAGTTGACTTAGTTGGTAATACAATAGTAGGTCTTGATGTTGAAAGTATTAATTTCTTATCATATGATCAAGCTATTAAAGAAAATAAAGATTATCCTATAGTAAAATTAGATAATCCTAATAATGTATTCGGTACATCAAATTTAGGTACATCACAAACATATGGATGGAATAACTGGACACAAACTGGTATTACTTTAGGATTTACTGGTTCAACTATTCCTGGATATAGTGGAGGAACAATAGAATATACAAGTGGTACTTATATCATTAATGGTGTTCATTATACTTTTGAATCAGGTACAACAAACGTTACTACTTTACCTAATGGATATAGAAGATTAGATGTAATATACTTAGATTCAGATGGACTTCATATAATGGATGGTACAAAAGTTCTTTCTGGATTAACATCAACAGCTAGAGAAATAACATTTACCAATACCAATACAATTATATTAAGTACATTAGAAACAGTTAATTCTGGAACAACAGATGGTAGTTTAACTTCAATAACAGAAAGTGAAGATTTTGTTTCTGTTATAATGACTTCTGGTGTAACTGGTATTGATAATTATCTTAAAGTTGAATTCTCAGGAACAACTGGATTATCAATAAGAGATAATGAATATGCTAGATTAAGATCATATAAAGTTTATAATGAGGTTGCTACAAGTTTATCAGCAAATAAAGGTGTTATTATTAGTAAAAATAATATAAAAACTCCTATTATTGATCCTAATACAATAGGATACACAACAACTTCAAATGCTCAAGTAATAATATATTTAGATACACCTGCTAATTATTATAATTCAGGAACAACAAATGTGTTATTATATTATATTGATAATCAATTTGAATTATCATCATCTGTTAGTACTGCTATAACAACTGACGATTTAACAGAATCAAATATTGTAGCAAAATATTCAGATTTTTATTTGAATTTCTTTAACGGTGAAATTAATACTGGTGATTATATAACAGGTATAACTGAAAACACAATTCTTACTATGTATGTTGATTCTGCTAATTTATTAACAGTTCAATTTACTCCTACTGGTCTTGACGGAAGTAATGGTATTACAGTATCAACTGATATCGGAAATTGGAAACAAACAGTAGAAATTGAATCATTTGAAGGTACAGATGAAACAAATATCGTAGGTATTAAAGTTAATAAAGATAGATATTCTGAAGTAATAAGAGGAGTATATCTTGAATCTTATTATGATGAAATTGCTTATACTGGACCAGAAGGTTCTGAATATATCAAAGGTAATACAGTTCCAAGAAAATTAGTAAGAATCGTTAATATTAAAAATGATCCTGCTGATTCTACTCTTAAAATTCTTTATACAGATGGACCTATTAAAATATCTTATGCATCTGGTTCAACAGAAATGTATACAACTGCTTACCCAGCTGTTTATAAATATGCAACCAATCTTAAAGGGATTGCATTAAAACCTTTCATACTACATCAAGATTCACTTCCTAACGGAACAGAAGCTAGAATGAACAGTATATTAGAAGTTATAAGTAAAAATACATCACTTTATAAAGGTTTAATAAATAAAAATAAAATATCTTGGAGATACTTAGTTGATTCATTTGGATTAGGTTTACAAGAAAGTTCAAAACAAGAATATGTTGATCTTTGTGGTGATAAATTAAATTGTGTTGGTTTTATAAACATGCCAAGTGCAAAATCTTTCAAAAAATCAACAAATCCAAGTTTTGTTAATGATGATGGTTCATTAAGTACAACATATATTAAAGAAGGTGCTAACGAAGAGAAAAACCCAGATTTCCTTTACGGATTTGGAACAGGAGATGGTCGTTCAACAGTAGGTTATTTCTTCCCATATGTTAAAGTTACAACTAATGGTGTATCAAGTTTTGTTCCACCAGCAGCTTATGTAGCAACAGCTTATATGAGAAAATTCACTACAGCTGCAGCAGGTGTTCAACCTTGGACAATCGTAGCAGGTGTTAATTTAGGTAGAGTTCCTGATATTTCAGGTACAGAAATGGACTTTTCTAATGATGATTTGGATAATTTCTCAGATATGGGATGTAACCCAATCACATTCATCAGAAATGTAGGTTATATAATCAATGACGAAAATACTGCACAAGTATTCCCAGTATCATCATTAAGTTACTTACATTCAAGAGAAGTACTTATTGAACTTGAAAATGAACTTTATGATATGTTACTTAGATATCAATGGAAGTTTAATACACCAACAATTAGATCTGAAATTAAATATAGATCTGATAGGATTTGTCAAAAATTTGTAGATTCAGTTGGTCTATATGCTTACAGAAATGTAATTGATGAAACTAACAACACACCTTATATTATTGATTTACAAGGTGGAGTTTTAGATACATATATTGAAATAGTTAAAGGGATGGGTTGGATTGCTAATAATATTACAATTGAAAAAACTGGAACTATTAATTCAACAGGATTCCAACAATAATCAAAGAAGATTAGATTTAATAAAACCCACTAAATTTTAGTGGGTTTTTTGTTCCATATAAATTTGAAATTACCAGAATTATATATTCTATAAATTTTTCGTTCTAACATTATTTCATGTTCAGATTTATTTTTATCAAAACCCTGTTTAACTAGTATATCTTTTCTAAAACCAAAACGATATTTTCTTATATCATCTACAACATAATAATAATTTGGATTTGTTATATGATATAAATTAAATTTTAATTGTTTATATAAATTTCCGTTTGAATAACTTCTATCAGCATAACTTATAATTTCTTCTGGATTATAAGTTCTAAGAAAATATTTAAATAATTTAGAAGCTCCACCAATAACATTAGTATTTAATTTATTACAAAAACGTAACATTTCATAATGATTTTCAGTATCAGATTTAGAATTCATTGATTTTCTTAATTTTCCAAATGTCATTAAAGATATTAATTCATTTTCGTAAAATAATCCAATTTTAATTTTAGAACCAACAAATCCTTGTAAATGATTTTTATTTAAAAAATCTTTAATTAATTTATTATTAATTATTTCTTTTATTTCAGTTTTTCTAGCAAATATTCTATTTGATATTTTATTTAATTTATTAAGTATCATAGATTTTATAATATCTTGTTTATAATTCCAATTATCTTCATAAATATGAAAAAGTTGAATATCTTTTTTATCACATAAATCAGTTTTCATTTTATGATAATTATTTGATTTATTTAATTCATTATGCCAATAAATACCATTAAATTCAAATGCTAATTTTAATTCTGGTAAATAAATATCTAATTCATATGGTGATATTATATTTCTTGAATTTATAATAATTTCATTATTATAATTTTCTTTTATAAAATTAAGTAAATCAGTTTCTAATTGTGATATATTATTTTTATATGGTTGAAAACAAATAGTACAATATTTTGATGCAAATTGTGTTCTGCTTTTATATAAAGAAAAAGATATTTGAAAATTATGTTCTTTTCCACAATCACATTTCATTAAATATAATTGTTTTTCTAAATCAATATCTATTATATTATTATTTTTTAATAATAAATTATTTTTCCAATTTTTTTTCTTAGTTATTAATCGTTTTAATATAAAATTATTAAATTGATTTGGATTTTCAACATTATATTTTTTTATATTAGTTTCTTTAGTTTTTCTTTTTATATCTTCTGATTGTAATGCATTTTTAACATTATATCTAATCATCATTGTTTTTTCAAAATTTTCTCTCCATTTTATAACATCAAAATGACTAATTCTTTTTTCTTGTATTTCTTTTGATTTTAATGGACTATATACACCATAATTTTCAAACAATGTCTGTCTGCTTTTTTCTTGTATTTCTTTAATTTGCATTGGAGAATTAACACCATATTTTTCTTGATTAGTTTTAATAATTTTATTTTTAATAATTTGTGATTCTGCTGGTGTTTTAGTTCCAAATTTTTCAAATGATGTATCTTCTTTTTTCTTTTTAATAAAAGGATCAGTACTAATACA